TTACATATATTGTTCTACATGCTCAATTTCTTTTTGCAATTCTTTTTCATCGTATTTATCATACTTACCAGCTTCATGTGCAATCTTTTTAATTTCATGCATGGCTCTTTTCTCAACAATCCATTTTTTCATACTATGTTTTTTTGCATCTTCATTTAGAGAATCTAATTCTTCTAAATTCGAATCCAGTTTGTTCAAAACATCCGCAATTTTTACTAATGCTTTTGCTTCTTTTTCTTCATAGTTTGACATAATAGATAACACTCCTTAAATATTTGATACTTTAAGTCTACTCCTCTATTATTTTATTTGCAAATAAATATATATGGACCATACAGGACTCGAACCTGTGACCGAACGGTTATGAGCCGTTTGCTCTAACCAGCTGAGCTAATGGTCCAAGTAAGAACCACCTTATTGGGGATAAAATAGTTCTTACTGGTTATAGCTTGATATATAATAATTTTACTTTACTGATTTTCAATTTTCAACAAAAAAAACGACCGTCTTATTGAGAAAAGGCGGTCTGCGTGAAAAAATAAGAGTTTAAATATGTATCAATATTTTACAATATCTGTTTTTTGAGTTCAATAATTTTTATGTAAAAAGTTGCCGCCTCGTTTGGGAAAGGCGGCAAGAGGGTAAAATGAAAAAAGTAACATATTATGTGCTTATATTTTAACTCTTTCTATTTTTTATTTCAATATAAAAAAGCTCTCTATACTTTTAATAGAGAGCTTTTTCAAAATTAAGAAACCATCGGACCTCTAAAAAGGTCTCTTATATTTTATACAAACATTCGCTATATTTCAATAAAAAATACACCTATCTTAGGACTTGGAAAAGATAGGTGCATCTCTTCTCTTACTCTCATAAAAGAAGGTCAAATATGAAAATATCAAAAGGTAACTATATTTTAAATCAATTATTTTTAAATTTCAACCGCTTTTGCGCTATGGAAAAAACAATTTTAGGAAGATAGGCACACCAATTGATAACACAGCCAAAGCTATTAACCAATTGATTTTTTTATCCACTTCTTTTATTTTATCCTCGTGATTATTTATTTTTTCATTTAATACGCCTAGTTGTCCAATAATGTTATTTTCAGTAGAGTCAATTTTTCTTTCGATAGATTGCTGTGTTAGCTCAAGTTCCTTATGTGTAACGTAATTACCACCATCCATGTCATTCCCACCTCCATCTTTTCGCATAGGTACAACTTTATTATCACCCCATAATTTTTCATTCATCTTGCGCAACTTCCTTTTTTACTGGAATTAATATTGTATCTTGCTCTATAATTTCTCCTGATACTTCTAAACCAACTTTTATTACATAATAACCAAAACCAATTGCATCAGCTTCAACGTGAAAAACCATCTGAGAATGAACACCTTCTGCAGTGTTATTTGGTTCTATTATTGATAACTGTTGCGATAAATCCGTTTCGAAATTATTTATTCGACGTATTTCATTTTCTTCAATTTTTTCAAAACTTGATTTTACAATAGCTCCAACAGGAACATTAATTATCGTCAACACTACTATAAATGACAAATGTTCTGTACCTTTCTCCAGTACAAAAGCCGGTATAGGATTAATAAATATTCTTTGGGAATTCATACTTGTAATTGCTTCGTCTTCATACACTCCAATAGATTGTATATACCTTCTCATAAGATCAATACCTTTCAACATTTATTATAATTAAGTATATATTAAATTAGTTAATAAAACAATTCTATGTAATGCCCTCTCTAGCGAGGGCCTGTTCTAATAATTTAATGTTTGACCAGGATAAATCAAGTTAGGATTTGATAGTCCGTTTAGTGCAGCTAAGGCTTGATAAGTAGTGCCGAGTTTGGCTGCAATACTAGATAAATTATCGCCGTATTGAACTGTGTAAACGTTGCTTACTGCTGATCCATTTACTTTCAAAACTTGGCCAGGATAAATAAGATTTGGATTTGTCAATCCATTTAATGCCGCCAACGTTTGATAGTCTGTTCCGTATTGATAAGCAATGCTTGATAATGTTTCGCCATATTGAACCACATGAGTAGATTCTGGTTGTTTATCTGGAACAACTGCTGCATCTGGTAATAGTTCAATATCACCTTTGCTGATCCATGACAAGATACCTTCAAGCAATACTCTGTTCTCAGTTACTTCTTGTACTTTATAGCTGTTTCCTTTTACCCAATCTGGAATAGCTTCACCAGTTGCCCAAGCATCTACATTAAATTTCACTTTAACCGTATCACCGACTTTAACATCGGAACTTGGCGTATTTTCAATTTCTTCTCCTACGTCAATTGCAGGAGTTTCTGTTTCTGGTTTGTCTGTTGCAGTATAACCATTATCAGTAATACCTGTTAAATCAACATTCCCATCTAACCCACCAGCAATATAAGTAGAAGTAAATTGCCAAATCCCGATACCATCCATACTTGGGAAATAAGCATACAATGGTTCTGGCGTTACTTCATAACTAGGATAGGCTGCAATCCATAAAGAATTAGGAAACTCTTTAATAATTCGCTGGTAGTCCACATATTGTAACGTAAAAGGCTTGTAACTATAATACATTGGTGTATATCCTGCTTGTTTAATACGGCGCATACCATATAGGATTGTTTCCGTATTCGCGTTTACGTCAGAACTAGCGCCATGTTCAAAATCTAATGCGACAATGGAATTTTTAGGCGTTTGAATGCGTGGCAAGAAATAATCCATTGTTGTTTTCGCAATATCCATATTTCCCCAAGTGTCATACCAAATATAGGTATGCGCACGTTTACCTTGGGCAATAGCACTTGCCACTTGCGTTTTATATGTGTATTGTTCATAAATACCGCTAGCATTGTAGCCGCCAATTTGAGCGATAGCGAATTTATCATGTGCATAGCCAAAACGGCCTTGTTCGCCTTGATAAATCGCCCAGTCCACACCTCGATCCCCTTTTGCAGCAAATGTGCTAACTGGTGATACAAAAAATAAGACTACCAGTAACGTTGCCAATAGTTTCTTTTTCATTTATTTATCTCCTTTCCTATCTGATAATCCAGGAGTTGTGGGATCTGTCACAATACCTAGAATAGTTAACACAACAAATAATGCATTAACAACATCTAGCAGTTGCTTATTAATCATTTCAATTTGAAATTTATATCCAAAAGGAACGGCTACTACTTGAATTAATAATAGAACTGCTGGAATAATCGAAAGCCAAAATTGTTTGTTCTTTATTCTTGATTTCCAATTAATCATTTTTATTTCCTCCAATCCCTCTAAAGAGGGTTTTATTTTGCTCTTCCAATCGGCTAATGCGTATTTCATGGTTATTTAATCGGTCAACAGCTTGTTTTAGTTCTTTCATGCTATCCTCTAATTGAGAGAAGACATGATAGAATTTCATTAATGCGAAGATAATTCCGCCTAAAAATGTAATCAGCGCTAACCATTGTTCTAGTGTTAAGTTCATCCTGCACCTACTTTCTACTTACAAATAAAACCGCCTAGCTTTCGCTAAACGGTTTTCCTGTCATTTTAGTAAATTCCTCTTCTGTAATACAACTAGGTACAAATTCTGCGACCTGTTCAGGAGTAAACAGCCCCCAGTCAAACATTAACTTAATGTCATCGTATGAATACATTATTTTGCACCTCCGATTTGTTCTTTAATCGCATCAATTTCTTTAGTATTTTGAAGCGAAGTAAGCATGGTCTTTGAATTGATTTGAGCTAACGATTCTGCTTTAGCAGCTAGTTTTTCATTTGCTTGTTTTAAAACAGCGTTATCCGCTTCTAATACTGCTGAAAGGTTTTCTAACAGATTTAATTTCTTCGAATAATCTTGTGTGACTGCTTCTTCCCATTTTTGTTCTGAAAAATTAAAGAATTGTGATTGTTCATTGTCCAAAGCTTCAAGCGGTTTAATCTCAACAAAAGGTAAAGATGTTGGAAAATTATCCTCTACTTCGTTTTTTTCAAAACCCATTGGGTACAATACTTTGTATACTACTTTCATTTTATTTTCCTCCTTTAATATGGATTTTTAGCCATCCAACAACTTGAAATCGTAATCCATGTTCCTTTTGCGACACTATCTTTACATACAATATTTGAGTTATCTGCTGTGTTCATGTATAACAAGCACATTTTGTTATCGCTGGTTTCGCCATACATTCGAACCGCTTCAATCGGATATGCCCATGATGGAATGTTGAACCACACCGCTTGATTATCTTTTAAAGCAGATAATTGGAATGATCCTGTGAGATATACTAAGTCCCCACGACGATATAATTTTAGAGAACCAGCTGACATCACAGAAGCGTTGTTATCCTTATCTACCATTGCATAATCTGCTTTTGCATTTGTAAGGACGGGCTCTTTTCCTTTTACTTGAATTCCATCTTGAAAATTTTTAGTACCTAGAATAGTTTCATTTCCAACAGCCTTTACTAATTTGCCTTCAATACCATCAATGGCATCTGCGTGTGTTTTCATGTACTTATTAACACCATTTTCTTTTAATTGAACAATATCTGTTGTCATTACACTTCCCCTACCTTTTCAAACGTAATTGCTGGCAATCCATCTAGCTTTGTTTTATCTTCTTTAGACATCAAGCCATTTTTTATTGAGGTTGCAACGTCTGTCGTTGTTGCATTTTGCCCTGCTGGACCTTGCGGACCAACGTCTCCTTTATCTCCTTTTGGACCTTGTGGACCTGGGTCTCCCTTTTCACCTTTTAATACTTCTGGTTTCCCTTCCACGGCATTCCAATGTGTTTGAGGAAATACCTGTGTTCCTCCTTGTTTTAATTTAACAATGTCTGTCATTCAACTTCCCCTACTCTCTCAAACGTAATATCAGGTATTCTGTCAATAGCTTCTTGAACTTTTTGGTCGACATATTGTTGATTCACTCCGCCGCCATCGCCGCCACCAGTTGCTGAAATCACACCATCTTCTGAAATAGAGATATTCGCTCCAGCAGTATAATTTTTCAGTTCTTCCAGTTTCAATTTTAGTTCAGTCGTGAAATTTTGATCTGTTTGTTTTACCGCAGACAACGTGCCGTCTTCTGCAATTTCTAACAGTTGGCCAACCTTTATTCCGCCCAATTCGTCTGTGGTAGCGATTGGAAGAATATACACGCCTCCCTCGCCATTTGACAATCGTTGAAACATTTCAGAAGTGATAATACCGTCTGTTTCTTCTGTTGCGTAAGGAAGTTCTGTCAGTGCATTTTCTAAGCCTAAATCTGCTTTAGTGATAATTACTGCCCCAGTGTATCCATTAACAGATAATACTTTTGATTGACCCGCAATAATTTTTTCTAATCCTCGAACAGCGGATGCATGTGTAATAGGATAAAACTGACGTTCCACACCATTTTCTTCGGTTTCCATCATTCGTTTTACTTTAACCACTTATTTCACCCACTTTTTCAAACACATAAGCGTTCTGTTTTGTATCATCAACTGTTGCGATAACCAATGCTCCATCGGTCACAGTATAATCAACTGTTCCAACAATTTCTGTTTCATGATTCAGTGAAAAAGCATCATCTTGTAAAATAATCAAGTCACTTATTTCGCCATATTCTAACGTATATAAGCGTTTCTCTAATTTCTGATACAAATATTCCATATCTGCCAATAAACGTTCAGAAATTGAATTATGGCGCACTCCTTGAATGTCTACACGTGCATCCATTAGCTCGGCTAACATCGTACCGCCAGGATCAATCATTTTTAAAATATCTTTGATTGATTCGAACCATGAAGTGAAATCTGTTTTTTGCGCATCTCGCCACGCTTCGAACTCTTCTTTTCTAGCATTCATCCAATCAGTAAAATCGCCCTTATTTTCGTTGATAAAAGCGGTCATGTCCGCGATTAAATCTTCAATGGACTGCCAATAAGAGCCCATTTCGCCTTCTGTTTTCGAAGCAGCATTTATTACAAAATAAGAAAAATTCTGCGTTGTGCCGATTAAATCGTCGCCTTTATAAATACTAAAATAAGCTTCTTGTCTGTGTAACGACTGCATAGAATATTCATCAAACGTATACTGAATAATCCCTTTTTTAGCATCTATGATTTTTGTTGGTCGTTGAATAGGAAATTTATTATCAATATGCGATTCAAAAAAAACTTTACCGTCTGTTAAATCTGACAGCAAAGAATTTTCTGTAATAGTTACTTCTAAGACTTCTGTGTTCTTATTCCCTTGACGCACATTAATAATACCGACATAGTTGTAAGGTTCAGTTGTACTTAGCGTTGCTTGCCATTTAACCATTGAAAAATCCTCCTTTCGTTATTTTGGTGGAATAACAATCGATTGAATAGAATTAGCAAAATATAATCGGTCATATTTTGCGACAATTTGCCCTTGCTCGGCGTTCTGTTCTATGGTTTTGATACGTCCGTTATTTAAGCCGTAAATCACGCCCGTGTGACCATATGTTGGGTCTACTGTCCAACCTGTTCCCCATTGGCCACCTCGTCTAATATTGACGATTGCTCCTACTACTAAATCTTGATACGTTGGATTTTGGATTACTCGCCAACCTACCGCATTCCAATCATATGCTTCACCAATATCTGCAGCAGATGATGTATCACCAATTACATGTGAAAAGCCATAAATTGTTCCTGCACCTAAACCACAGCCGCCCATAAAACCAGAATATTCGGCTGGAACGGCATAACATTGCCCATTACCAAGCCATTTGCCCATTAAGGTCTCCAAATGTTCTATGCCAGCTTTTCCTGTTGCAGTAGAAGCTTTCAAATCTTTGAATTTGTCATACCATGCTTGTGCATAGGTTTGTCTTTCTGGATGTGCTGCAGCTGGACGTTCAAAGTTTAACTCAAACGCATAAGCAGCTGTTTTAGGCGAGCTGACAACTTTAAATTCATCAACTGTTAATGGATTTACTTGTCCTAACCATTGCCCATTGAACATACACCAATTAATTAATTGAGCTTGGGCTAATGACGTCCTATAGTCTTGTTTGATACCTGCAGCTGCGATTAAGCGTTGTACATATTCTCGACCATTCCAAGTTGGTGCGCCTACCAATGGATACGCTGAACCGTCCCATTGAACCCATCCGTAAGCTGGACCGCCTATTTGCTCGGTATCTGGGGTCATACTTGGACCAACTTCTCCTTGTACATTTCCGAGGATACCTGCAGCAGCTGCTTTGCTGTATCCGTTAGCTAGTAGGTAACTCCATAAGTCCCAAGCAAATTTATCAGCATCGCTTGTAACTTCGGATGGATAACCACCTGTACCAGCTCCAGAACCGCCACCACCATTTTGACCAGGTATAACTTCTTTGCCATTTAAAAATAACTTTTTAGCGTGAATCGTACTATCCTGACCATCTATTCCAATAAAATAAAAATCATTTCCCAAATGAAATTGCTGTCCCCCTGCAATAGCTATTCCAGTACCTTTTTTATTAGAAAAACCAATAACGTTGGTCTTTGGATCATCACCAGTTATGAGAAGTGAGTTACCATCTTTTATAACTGGATTTCCGTTTTCATCTCTTAAATCAGGAAAAGGATTTCCCTTTGTTCCCATTGAACCAACGTGATTAGCCCCATTCCAAAACTCCATTCCTTTTTTGGTTAACTGCATAATTTTTTTACTGTTATTTCTGATTTCTAACAAACCATTTACTAATCTCAATACATCGCCTGTTTTGTTAAAAGAGTTCTGAAATACATTTGCATCGATAATTCCTGTTTTAATAAAGTTCGCATTAAACTTACCATCTAAAGTCCATGCTGTAGAAAATGGACCTTGCCAGCCTTTAGAAGAAAAACCTATACCACTTTTATTAATTCTTAGTACTAATTTTGCTTTTTCTAATTTAGCATTATCACAGAAAAATAAATCTGTAGGTCTGTTTTTTGGCCACCAAATCACGTGACCACCATCATTTCCTGAAATAATATTTGTCACAACATCAATAAAATTACTTGCATATTGTTTACCTGTGTAACCTTTTAATGTTTCAGCAATTTCTTGCTTTTGTTTCTCAAAAAACGTGTATTTTGTATCTCCTGCTTCTAAGGATTCTACTCTTTCAGCTAAAGAATCATAAACAATTTTTGTTACTTGTGCAGTGATTTTTATATTATATCTTTCATGAAAAACATCAAACGTATCAAATAAACCAATTGTTCGAAACGATTTAAATCGTTTTGCTAAAGCTGAATCTTCCATTTTTCTTATATTTAATTCAATGGATACTTTAGGTTTGTCACAATTAGGATTTAGTGAAGAGAAATATTTTTTTGCAACGTTGTTTAAACTAGTTTGATTCGTAACTCCTTGTTCTTCTGTAAATTGCACATATTCTGAATAAATCTCTCCATCATAATGATTAATATAGGGAGAATCCACTTTATTCCCGTATATTCTTTCGGTTTGCCCTTCGTTATTCTGAACATCTGCATATGGAAAAACTCTTGTTAATAAACCATCAAAATTAATATCTACTTTTAATCCTGACAGATTTTTTCTATATCTAAACGTTGTAACATGGTCTTTTCCTCGTCTATTCAATAAAGAAAGTTTGAATGGTTCATGTTTCATTTCACCGCCATAAATTTGGTTGAAAGAACCATCTATCCCTTTTATGCACTGCAAAGGATTTGTCACTTCAATATTTGTAGAGCCAACACGAGTAATATCACTAAATAATCGAATATCACTTTGTTGGTCCATTGCTTTTTCTAAATGTTCCATTGCTTCTTCACATGTGGCTCGTTCAAACGTTAATTTTTTTACCGCACGATTTCCTAATTTCATTGTTCGAGATTTTGCATAAACATATAAAACGCCTGTAGCCATATCTTTGTAATGATTATAGATATAAAAAATATGGTAATCATCTTCTGCATTGGGCTTACATTTTATTTGATAATTATGATCTTCTAATTGCTCTGAATACTTAGCATTAATAGGAAAAGCTAATTCAGCAGTATAGACTCCATTTCCTTCTTCTGTCACCAGACACTTTTTACAATCAACAAGAACGCCAATTCCTCCTGCTTCAAAATCGGTATCTGTTGGACTATATAAAATAGGCTTCATATCTTTGTCTGCCACCTCGGTTCTAAACTAATCTTTTTTACATTGCTACTCCAAGTAATATGGTTTTCTCCTGCATCTAAATACGGATACGTTTGATTGCTCAATAACTTTTTATGTTCATTTACTAAGATTCCATCTACTTCTCGGTACGTTTCCATTACATCAGGATCAGAATCAATAATAATATCTGATGTAATGTTAGAAAATTTTGTTTCTCTTCCGTTAATTGAAATAGTTATATTGCCAGAACCATATATTTTAATCTTAGGATAAGAAATATAACGTTCTGGATTAAAAATAGAACCTTGCTTATCAAGATAAATTGGATGCATACCAAAAACATTTTTCTTAAATGGAGCAATACTCAAATCAAACGAAAAAGGAACTCCTCTTAATGTCTGAGAAGTCCCTTCAAAATTAGGTTCATTTATTACAATTGCTTGGTAAATATAACTAGGGTCCCAATAAGCTACAAAATCTACATACTCGCCTTTGGTATCTAGTGCTTCAGTGATTAAATCTTCATAATGCTGAATACGATCCATAGTAGGTGATAAATAAAAACACTCCAAGGTTTGTTCTACATTAGTATAGTAACCACCATCATTGACAGCTAGTTTATTTAATCCTGAAACTTCTTCAAGAGTAAACACTCTTTTTGCTTTTTTCTTTTTTGGTCTTTCAGTAATAAATGCATTAAACTCTTTGCTCCAATGATTTCCTAATTTAAACCAACCATCTAACATATTATCACCCACCAAATACTTCTTTATTTTTTAAATCAACAAATTTATAGGTCAAATATTCTGCAATTTGATCCAATGTCTCTTTTGGTAAATTACCGTAAGCTGTTAAATGTAAATGAATTTCATCACTTGTTTGTTGTTTAGATAAACTTTTATCTACCGCTGTTTGGATATAGCCCATTAACTTATCTAACGGTGCGACAGCTTCTTTTCCAGCTTCACCGCCACCTAACAACTTATTTCCAGAAGCGCCAAAGATTGTTGGCTTAGTTAAAATCCCTCCATCAGCAAACCATTTCACATCAATACCTGATGGATAAGAAATATTTTTACCAAATATCTTTTTCGAACTCCATTTCAAATCAAAATGAGGCATTGGTGGTAGTTCAATTTTTGGAAATTTTAACCTTAAAGATTTAAAAATATTTTTTACAGCATTTACTTTGTCCTCGAAAGAACCAAATAAAAAGCTAGTAACTGTCTTAACTGAAGAAGATAAGATTTTAAATGCCGAATCAGCAGGGTCTGAAAAACGTGCCCAAAATTCAGTCCACCATTTCTGTAGCCTATCCCATTGTTTTGAAAACCATTCTGTTATTGAACCCCAATTTTTTATCACAGCAATTACTCCTGCAATAATTCCTGTTACAGCAATAAGTGCTAAAGTGACTGGTCCGCCTAATATTCCTACTAAAGCAGTTAATGCACCTGCAACTCCAGCTAAAATTCCTACTATTGTTCCTACACCTAAAAAAGCCGCTATAAAAGTTTTAACTGGCCCTGGTAAATTTTGAAAGCTTTTAAGAATTTCTGTTAATCCTAATAATAATGGTTGCAATGCAAGAGCTAACTCTTCTCCTATTGGTACTAATGCTAGCTTTAAATCATTCCATGCACCTTGCATTTTTTGACTAGTCGTTGTCGTATCTTCATTTAATTTATCTGCTGCTCCTTGAACATCCTCATAACCACCTTTAACACTCATTAGAGAAGTTAATACTTTTAGACTATTATCTTCTCCTAGAGCACTCCAGACAGTGGAAGCTAAAGATAATGCCTCAGTTTTATTCTCCATCTCACCTAAATCAGTAAGAAGTGACTGGATAACTTCTGCTTGAGAAGCTCCACCATTTTTAAATGATTCAAACAATTCTTTTGATTTTTGAGAGAATGAATCAATATTTTCTTCAATTCTCCCATCTGTTAAAGAAATTCCTATTTCCTTAACAACATCATTTACTTTATCTAAGTTGTATGCTCCATTTCGAGTACCATTTTCTAAAATTTGGAAAGTTTCAGAAGCAGTGAAGCCCATTTGAGCCCATAATTGAGAATACTCTGCCATCTTATCGCCAACTTCATCTGCCCATGTACTTCCATTTCTTTGAAGTGCTACTGTAATCATGTCTAAGGCATGCTTTCCAGTAATTCCATAGTTTTCTTGCATTGCTGCAACACCACGAATTGTTTCTTTTAAATCTACTTCAAAAGTATTTTCTAACACTTTGGCATCTTGAACTAACTGACTTAAATCTTGATTGCTCATATCCCCAAGATTTTTAGACACTAAAGCAACAGCATCTGCTGCTTCTGACATATCCTCAAATAAACCACTACGAAAAACATCTGTTAATGCTTGTTCGTATTTTTTAGCAGATGCCGTGCCTGCTACCCCCATAGAAGCGTTTAATTTCTTTTGAGCATCTTCTACTTCTGTAAAAGCTTCAATTGTTTTTCCAGCCATATCTTTGGCTTTATCAGACATACCGCTTAAAGCTTCTCCTGCATCTAACAAATTTCCTTTACCTATTTTGTCATCGATTTCTTCTAAAGTATCACCAATTTTATCTAAAGCATCATCTGCTTTATTGGCATCACTTTTTAAACCGTTCAAATCAGAAGAAATTTTTTGCACAGAGTTCCCATCGTCAATGGAATCAAGCGTTTGCTTCATTTTGTTAATATCTGCAGTCTGACCTAACGCAGCTCTACCGATTTTATTTAATGCATTTTCTAGTTGAGAAGAATTGGCTTTTCCCTCTTTAATTGCGGCTACTAAACGAGTACCTAAAACATCCGAAAAATCGTTTATATCCGTTCCTGTAGCTTCAAAAAATGTAGATAAGCGTTGGGTATTTTGAGCTAATTTTTCTTGTTCCACTTTCATACTTGATAATTGGCCTTTATACCCATTTAAAGCCCCTTCAGTTGCCTCGATTTCTCGTTTAAACTTCCGATACTGCTCTTCGCCAATTTCTCCAGATTTAAATTGCCGTTCAACATCTGCTTGAGCGCCTTTCAAAGCTTCTAGCTTATTCGTGGTCAATTCAATTTGCCGAGAAAGCAATTCTTGTTTTTGCGATAATAGTTCTACATTATTCGGGTTTAACTTTAAAAGCCGTTCGACATCTTTTAATTCCTTTGATACATTCACCGATTGATCAACAATATCCTTTAAACCACTTGTAACGCCTTTTGTATCCGCATCAAGCGCAATTGTAATACCTGAGATTTTTTTCTTCGCCATAAATTCTCCTCCTTTCTAAAATGCATCAAAATCTGCCTGCGTTGCTTTTCTTGTTTTAATTTTTGGTTCTGATTTTTCCTGATGATTATCTATCCATTCTTGAACAAAATCTAAACATGCACCTATCTCCATTAATTGCATTTCTTCGTTAGATAATCCTACTTGTTTACAAATAAAAAGAAATGACTCCGTGGTGAGTACTTCATCACTAGAAGCCATTTCATCATTTACTTTTTTTTTGATTGAATACTATGTGAAATTAATTCTTGAAGTTCATTGGCAAAATCTGACAAAGGTAAAGAATCTAAACTTTCTAACCAAGTAATTGGATCTGGAATACTTGAATCTGCAGCTTTGGCGAATGTCCATACAAAATTATACAACAAAGTTAATTCAACTCGTTTTAAATCATCATATGAGATATTCGTTAATTCAAACTCCCCATCCTCATTTTGATTGTCTAATGCTTTTGCCAAAGTTAATAAATCAGCAAAAAAATCGCTCCCAAACTGCATTTTATAACGTAAAGGAGTAGCTGCATTAGAAGCCAACCTGATTTTAGTCGTGCCAATTTCAATAGTTTTTTCCATGATTAAGCAGCTGCTCCTTTTTCATAAACTTTTGTAAACCATTTATCATAAACACTTGATGGAGTATCAGGTCGTGTTTTAGTTTTTACGGCTTTATCTGAAGGACGTGGGCCAGCACTAAACGTTAGCTCAGAAGTGTTTGGATCGCCAGAATCTTTTGTTGTAGAGCCAATAGTTGGTCTGTTTGCAGTGCAATAATATAACACATGACGAGTTGCCGTTTTATCTCCTTCAAATTGGAACATTAACGCAAAAGGAGAGGTTTCAGCATTTGCATACTCTGTTTGAACTTTATCCGTATCATCTACTTTTTCTCCTAAAATTTCCACTGCAAAATCTTCAGGGATTCTAGCGCATGTATATGTTCCGTCATATCCTTGATTGTTTGGAGAAGTATAGTAATCTACATTATCTGCTTTAAATTTGATTAAATCGCCTGAAGGCTCAATAGACAATTCAACCGCCCCAGGAAAACGAACAGGTGTACCATAAGTGATTTCGCCTGTTTCTGGATTTAACATTGCTTTTGCATAATATACGTTTTCTAAGCCAAACTCTACACGATTTTTTTCAGGACTTCCTACTCTTTCTTTTTGTGCCATTTTTCTTCACCTCTTATTAAATTGTAATTTCATATGCTTTTAAATACATCTGTTCAGATGCTAGATACGTTTCGTAAGTATCAAATGGAATTTTTGCTGTGTTCAGCAATTCCTCTAATTTATTTTCTTCACGAATATTTTTCGTGTTCGTATATAGTTCAATGACAATCTCTGTTTTTTTACAATAGACTGCATTGTCTGCAAAAAAATTAGTACTTGTATTTTCGTAATAAAGTAAATAGGGCAACTCTGGAACTTGCCCAGGTTGCCATTCACGATATGAAATTGGTAATTCCATTTTGTCTAATAACTGTTTCAATTCTTTTAAAGTCATTGTTACGTCAATCTCCTAACCAATTCTTTTTCTAAAGAAGCGATAGCCTTTTCTTCCGCAGCTTCTATATGCGGTTTAGCGACTACCTGGCCGACTTTTCGACCACCCCTCTTTAATGCATGCCCATTTTCTAATAAATGAGTCAAACGATAGGTTGGATCATTTTGATAAATTACTTGTTTTGTTGGCCCTTGTTTTTTCTTTCGCCAATTCCGTGCATATTTTCCTGAACGTTTTGGACTATTTTGCTTCAATTCTTGAAGCGTTTCTTTCGCTACTATTTCAGTAGCTTCTCCTACGTTGGTTTCAACTTCTTCCGTGTATTCTCGAACCATCTTACTGATTTCTTTAGAAAGTTCACTAATATGGATTGCCTTAGCCATCAGCATCACCTAAGCTCAAACGACAAACCACTTCAAGTTCTTCGTAACTCTTTTGGTACGTGCGAATAATTTTGTATTTTTTCTCTTCAAATTCAAGATAGTTTTCTCCAGAATATTCATAAGGATGAATAATAAATAAATGAATATTTTCTATTCCATTTTGGCCAGCTTGATAAAATTCTCCTCTACTGACGTTTTCTTTACAAGCCATGACAGGCGTACGCTTATATTTTGGTATCTGATTGCCTATATCATCACTTGTAAAGCCATCATTTTCTAGAAGAACAATATCTAAATCCCATGTTCTATCCATTTTTATTCTCCTTTTCAGAAAGTACTAGATTATGCAAACGAAATTGTAAATTTCTAGGAAGAATACCTTCTCCTCTGGAGCGATAACGCCAAGCAGAATAATCCACAATAAACATCACATGAAGTTCATTATCTAAATCAATGGATACTCCTTGTTCTGTTTGCAATTCATTGACGACACTTTCAATAATCGTTGCTAAATACTTATCACGATTTTTTGACATAATTCCTAAATTTACTTTTAATAACTCTAGTGTTTGATCACTCATATTTATCACCTAATAAAAAGAGGGAACTATTCTGTTCCCTCTAATAATTTTAGTAACTCTTTTTTGCTAACATTGTTTTTATACTCGATGCCTTTTTCGTCAAGAATAGTTTTTAATTCGGGAATAGTCAGTTTACTTAATGAAGTTTCTGCCAGTCTTGACTCTGGCATTGTTACTCCCCCGCTAGATCTAATGTTACTTCTACAAACGCTTCTGGAAGAACTGGTTTACCGTCATAACGTCCTAATCCTCGAACAGCTGTTTGATCCTCTCTGAATTTATAGTGACCTGACATATCAACTCGAACAGATTCACGTTCTACTAAAGTATATTTATCAAATACACCAAACAAAATTTTATCTTGTGGTAAGTAATTATTGAAAACTACTTTTAATCCTAAGAAATTAGGTTCAGCCAAGTTTGGTAATTGAACAACATCTACCCCATTAGAATTTACATGTAATGTTAACGTTGCAATTCGATTATAATAAGTTTGTCGATGCATTACTGCAACGATTTCTCCTGTGGCATCTTCCCCTGTATCAATTAAGCCCAATACTGGAATCAATTCTTCATACGTTGGTTTTTTCGTTACTTTATTTTTACCAGGAATTTTAGGAAGAATACCATCTGGTTGTTTGTTATCTTTCCCTGTTCCTGTAACAATTGCTTTATCTAATCCTTTTGCGATAGAGCGTGCAATTCGTTTTGTTAAATAATCATCTAAATTAATAACAGAATCTTCTAACAGAGAATTATCAATATAGACAATTCGACCAATTTTGAATCCGTCAAATTCAACTGCCGTTAATTTAGAATCGTCCTCTTCTGGTAATGCGCCTCGCATTTCTAACCAAGTAGCTTCGCTAGTATCTACATCTAAAATTAATTTTACACGTCCTTTGGCAATCACTTTATCTACTAATGGATAAAGAGTGGTAAAATCACCAATACGCTCACGAATACGATTAACAATAATATCTGGAATAATCAATTCTGCGCCGCTTGGTCCATCTGGCAATACTTGCCCATTGGCACGCATCTGTAATCTTTCACGTAATTCATTATAAAATTCTTTTACATCTGAACGTTCATGATAATCCATAAGGTTTTTGTTTCGAGCTTCTTTTTTATCTCCCATTTTTCTTTCTTCTCCTTTACCTGTTGGTTTCTTTTCATTTAATCCGTCTAATTCTTCTTGTAAGGAACGGATTTCTTCCTCTAATTCTTTTTTTTGCTGATCATGAGGCTCTTTTTCTTCATTAAATTTATTCACTTCATCTTCAACTGTTTGTTGTTCTTCTTCCGTTTCTGCTTCTTCAATGGCAGCCTCTAAATTCTTTTCTCGTGTTTCAAATTCAGCATCTTTTTCTTCTAATGATCGAAGTAATTCTGTTTTACTGGTAATTTTTCTTTGTAGCATAATTTGTTTTAATGCCATGATTAATTCCCCCTATTTTTTAATTGGCTCAATAATTTTTTACGCCATTGCTTTGTTTGTTTTTCACGGTATTGTTCTAATTGTGTATGTCTAGCTTGTACACCTGTATCTTCATATGCAGGAAACGTTACGACTGAAACCTCATGGAGATCGATTTCTTTTAATAGCCATTTAACCGTGCCATCTTCTCTCCAATCTGTTTCTTCATTCAGAATATTAAAGCCAAACGAGCATTGATCAACATCTCCTCGTTTCACACGTTCATAGAGATTTAGGGCATCTGAATCATTTTCATTAATAGTAATTTGTCCCCACAAACCTCTAGAATCAACACTTAACTTTAATGTTCCTGATTTATTTCTACCTAAAACCAAAGTGGTTTCATGATTGGTCAACGCTCGTATATCATTGCTCAAAGAGCCGTTAAATGCTTCTGGTGAAATTTCTTCAAAAGCACCTGGCCAAAGTTCCGTTTCTTGATTAAAAACAGCGAAATAACCTTCAATGATTTTTTCCCCTGAAGTTTCTTCTCTGGTAGAAAAAGTCGTTGCCATAGAACGTGTTTGATTTTCTTTTACAGTCAATCAGAGTCACCTCCCTTAAGTTTACTTTGTTCTCCAATCATTCCTTGAGGAATAAAGTTTTCTAAAATAATTAGCTCATCTAAACCAGGCTTAGGTGAATCTCCTATCATATTCAAGACATCATTCCCTGTATAGATTCCTCGAATATACAAATTCATCCCAATTTCCGCTAATTCTTTCGTGTCATAAGCCAATAAACTCTTAGAATTGCATTTAAAATACCAATTCGGATTTTCAAGCAAGCCCTTCGTTAACGTCTGTTGAAAAATATCTGCAATAGCTTTAATTCTTGTACGAACAAAATTGTTATACTCATCTTTATCAAATGAACCAACGCCCAAAATAAATGCTGGAACATCTAATAAAGCTGCTACTGTTTTTTTGTCTATTTCCACTGATTCATTAATCGCAATATCTTTTAAAGATAATGGCTTTACTTGTTGGACATCTAATAGTTCTGCTGGAATAACCCAAGGTTCACCTGGTCTAGATTCTCCTAAATATTTTTCTTTAATTTGATTTCTTCCTGCTTCACTTGCAAGATTTTCATTCATTGCATCTACTTTCACAATGACATTCGGCATATATTGCCCACTCATAAATGATTTTTTTGTTGCATTTGCTTGTCGTAAATTATAGGTAATATCCCTTAAAGGGATTCGATAACCCGTTCCTTTCCATGGTTGTTCTGGATCAGGATTAATTGCAAAATGTAAGACTTCATCTGGTGAATAAGTCGTTGAACCATATTTCACAGAATAGCCATCTTCAAGTTCAATAAAGCTAACTTTAGATGGTTTCAAGGGTCTTAATTCATGAATAAAACCATCTTTCATTTCAGGAAAAACAATAGCATTTCCATCACCAGGCAATAACATAGAATAAACAATGTTATAAACCCAATTTTTTCTAGTCATATATGAATAAGGTTCAATATCAATTTTTCTGGATAGTTCATTTTTCACACGAACATCGCCATTTTTTGAGTTTTCCATTAAATGAATGGTCATTCCCGACACCAAATCGGCTATTTTTTGACAAGCAGTTTTTACTTCTGGATTATCTGAAAGTCTTGTATAGCCTGGTACTAATATTTCTCTAGAAATATCAGACATAAAAAAACCAACCGTAGGATCACTTGAGCCTGATGGTTGGGGAAATTTTGGTTCTGAACGTATTTTATTTGCTTTTTTTCTCTTTTTTGCCACAAAAATCATCCTTTACTATTTAATATTTACGATTTAACCACTCTGTTCCGACATTTCCATAAGCCATATCTTCCAACATCTGGCAACAACTAAATACACTCGCATCGAATAAATCGATACGTTGTACCCCACCATCACCATCCAGTTTATCGTACTGAATCATATCATCTGTTTTTTCAATCGCTCGCACATTCTGAACACAATATTCGTAGGCATCGGAATGTAGGTAATAGAACTGTTTATTTTTGACTTTCACTTCGATATGACGGAAGCCTTCTGATTTCTTATAAAAGTATTGTGGTTGATCTTTAATTTTAAATCCTGCTTTTTTCATTTTAAAAAAGAACTCTCGACCAAACTTTTTATCAAAACCAACAAGTTTAATTTTGAAGCCTTTTTGTTTCATAGAAATAAACCAATTAACAATATCATCATGTAAAACGGTAGGCGTGTTACTCATCGTTAACCAACCATCTTCTTTCCAACCAAATAAAGGAATACCATCCTCTTCTGCTTTCTTTACTGCAGCTAATTTTGGGAAAAAAGCATGCGTAATACAAATATCTATTCCTTTATATGAGCCGTATAAAGCACCTGCCGTTAAATCATGTAGTTTCGATAAGTCCGCACCACCGTACCAAACAATAGGTAATCTTGCTAAATCATCTAATGTCCAATCGTATTGCATATCCGAACTTCTAAACTCATTAATATCGAAATAGGCATCCATTGCATTCGTAAAGACATTCAGCGTTTTATTTAAAAATTCTGTTTTTAATTGTGGTTCATTCATTGCCTGTGAAGCATCATCCAATAACTCTTCTAAAGTAACTGTGACATTAATGGACGGTGTACACATTTCTAAAACTTCAGGATCATCAATTGTGGTGATTTCTCCTTTACTATTTAAAATATTCCCTTCTTCATCTTGATCTGCTTTGCAAATAAAAATGAAATAAGAGTCATACGCAGAATCAGTAATTGACCCATTCAATACCTTCTGTAAAGTTTTTAAACGATTAGCTAAAAATCCATCAGGAATATCGCCTGCCGTTGAAATACCTATCAATAATTTATTACGATAAGCTTTCATCGCATTTTTCATCAACGTGTACTTTTTAGCACCTGCTCTTTTCCAAGAATGCAATTCATCTAATACCAAACAATTACAGTTTAAAGAGTCCAATTTATCTTCTTGGTTAGCAATTGCATAGATGTCACTTGTCCCATCTCCAAAATTAATTGAAATCGAATGTTCTTGATTGTTATCACGTATTCGTAATTTCTCGACATCTTCTTTCAATTCGTTCACATTATCCACTAAAAAATTAAAACACTCTAGTGTTTGTTTAACTGAATTTGCGACAATATAGGCTTTTGAACCAGAACGTCTATCTAAAATACTCTTTGCTTCAGTTAGCGCCGCGCTAAATGCTGTTTTCCCTTGTTTTCGAGGCAAAAAAATAAGCGCTTCTTTAAAACGCCGAATATCTGAATCTTTTTCAAAAAAACCAAATAGATTCACACAGACAAATTTTTGCCAGTCTGTTAACAACAATGGTTGCCCTTTATAACTTATACCATTCCTATCTTCTCCTTGGACGTGATGAATCGTTCCTTCAATCAAATTAATGACAAAATCAAATTGTTCTTGCCTAAAATCAATATCTGTTCGTGTTAAGTCTTTCAAAAACCTTTCGCATGCTAGTCTTCTATCTAAGTTTGCTAATATTTTACAATCAACAATTGCCCTCGCATAATTTAAAGCTGTTTCAAAATGCTTAGATGTAATTTTCGATAAATCCATCAAATCACATCTTTTGTTGCTCTAAAAGTTTAGCAAAAGCTGATTTTTCTTTTTTCGGCACTTCTACTTCAGCTTGATAGGTTCTAGCATTTAACATCAACCGATCTGAATACGTACCTATATCTTTTCTGAGGTTTTCTAAACTTGCTAAAATAGGTGACTTCTTCCCACCGCTTTTTTCTGTTTCCAAAATAATTTCATACCCTTGTTCTTCAAATTCACGGCTTAAATAGTTATATTGATAAACCATATCTGCATATACCTCAATAATTTGATTGTATTGTGGCTTATACGTTCCTAATTCTTTCATATACTTGATTGTACGTTTTTTAATGCTTTCTCGTTTTGGAATTTTTTTAGCCAAGTTGTCACCTCCTCAAACTAAGATATATTACTGCGAAAAAAAGGGCTTTTTTCTGCACGGTTTTGACGACTAAAAATAACGCTAAGCGTTGATATTTAAACATTTTTTATTCAAGAAAAAATTTTTTCAAAATCCTCTCGCTATTGGAAAAAGTTCCCATAACCGTTTTCCCTAGGCTCTTTTTCATTTTTCAAAAGGAGGGGGGGCTTCAAGCGTTCACTTTTCCATTTTTCAAATTCTTTCCTTCGTTTTCTTTGCCAATACAACCCTTCTCCGATAATTTTATTGTTTTCTCTATCGTGAAAGGTATTATGCCTTTGATGCGTTAAAGGTAATAGATTCCAATCAACATATGCTAGTTCAGGATATTCTTTTCTTGGGTAGATGTGATGGACCATTTCAGCTTTTACACTTAAACCATATCTTTTACTTTCTTGACATTCATATTGATATTGTCTCAGGATTTTATTCTTTTTCTTTATCCACTTTTTATTTCTATAGAAGTGTTCATTATCCATTTACATCACCTCACTGCCTCATACACGATAAACTTTAAACTTGCCATTCGAATCAAAAAGCGTATAACCTTTTTTATCAATCACTAAATACTCACCATTGCTATACTCAACAATCATTCGATTATTTTTTATTTTTGCACTTAAAATAAAATGCTTGTTTCTTTTCTTATCTAAATATCTTGGTCTATATACCATGACCTCACCGCCTTTCTGTCTAATAATTTATCACTTCATGTATTTCTCTATATTCTCTTGTATATGCTTATCTTTCCAACCGCCATGCCCACAATAAACTAGCTTGCACGCATCAATTTCTTTCGGTGTGGCTTCTCTCGTCATTTCGACAATGGAAGCATTCTTCTTTATCTGCACAGACATTACAACACGCATCGAAACAGTTGAGCGGTTCGACTGTGGATATTTATGTGTTAGCGATACATACCAATAGCTTTTCATATTTTTCTCTCCTAGTCGTTTTTATGTACTTGATTCAATAAATTATTTCTTGATATACTATTGATAGGTAGCAACTCCTTTTTGTAAATAGCAACCATTAGCAATCCAATCTAGCGACCAACAAAAATTGTGCACGAATGCTACCTAGCCACTAGACTATGGGTTCTAGTGGCTTTTTTATGTACTAAAAAAGACCACTCATTTACGTTGAGTAGTCTGCTTTAATTCTTTTTTCAAACGATTTAGTTTTTTTGCATCTTCCTGCTTAATGATTTCAAATAACTTAAACATAACAATACCTCCAAACAAAAAGAGGCACTTGCAAGCTAGTGCCTCATCGTGAATGTAGCAGAAACATCTATTGACGATTCTTTTATTTAAGTAGCAAAGCTACCTATTGGCGTGACAGGAATCGAACCTGCCTCTTATCTCGCTATATGCTCGTTGCATCCCAGATGCTACACGCCAACCGAAAGGATCAATTTCACTATGCCATTTTTGAGATTTCCTACCATAATCTCAATATCGCTGGCAAGGATTTGCACCTTGCATGAATAATCTTTACCGTTTATCTCCCTTTAGATTTACATCGGATATCACCGAATAATGTTTAAAGCCTCCGCACCAAATGATCACAAGATTATATTTTTTATGGAGTATAGGAGGTTCTCTCAAACCGCATTACTCAGCTGTTTACAGGCTCTTGTGATTGTCGTCTTATACTCTTACAGACTAACGCCTATATAAACACCGAACACCAAAGCCGATTATTCTACGTAGTAACGTCTACCTGTTCCGCCACAGCGATGATTAAAAACTCAAAAATCAACAGATTTAGGCTTTTCTTCCTGCTTCCTTTGTTTACAGTGTTATTCAGTCACATACCCAAAGAGGCTGAACTATCGGGCGCTACCCAATAGCTTCTCTTTGCTTTTTCTGTATGATCTAGCTCTACTGGCTAATAACTTTCACTTGAACATTCAGCATTTACATAAGAGTCCCATTTTTATTATTTGTCATCTGTAAATAAATTGCTGCATTAAGCTACTCGTACCGACTTCTTTCGTTAAACACTGATTTCTCAGTTTCTCTGCAAAGCGCTTGGTTTGAGGTTTCTAAGGTCTGCCAAGCTTCTCACACTTCCACCTAACTTAGATTATTCTCCACTGGAGCGTCTATTGTCACGCCCGAAAGTTTCGTACCTTACACCTGCACAAATTCCACGTAGTACTTTGCGATTAATAGCTTTTACTATTAGTCCTTTTTACATTGCTGTAAAATCCACCACTAAAATCAATCAGTATCCCAATTCATTTTAGTTATCGACTTATCCCATACTACCCTAGCACATTGTTCAAATGCTCTTCACTAGGTTTAAATCTATTGATTTTTCAATTTTTAATTGTAATCACTCACAAACCTGTAGAAAAAAGAGAGAGGAATTACACCTCATTTCTTTAGTTTGAGAACGTATGATTTGTGAGTGATCATTGCAACTTACATAGCGCTATCTTGACAAGTGCTTTCGGCGTACGTCTACGTGTAAGCTTCATGCCAAGTTTATTGCAATATTTGCTACCTATGACTAAACGAGACAGAAAGAACTGGACTTTCCACATCCTTATTCTTTATTTTTTGTAGGTAGCCTCAAAGGATAAGTGAAACGGAGCTAAGAAAGGTAATGCATGCCTTACCTCGTTTCCTTATCTTTCGACACTACTATATTACAACATTGCTCGACCGATTTGCGTCGGAAAAAGTCGGAAAAAGACCAAAAATTTTATTTTTCAGAATCAAGAGTTTTCTTCTCATTAATAAGAGGCTTTGTTTCATCGTTATAAATTAATAATTCTGTTTCTTTGCAGAATTGAATCAATGCCAAACGGCTCTCTTCAACAACTGTTGTTTTACTAAGATACTTGCTTTCTGCTATATCTTGTACAGTTATACCATGAACATATCGAAGCATAAAAATTTGCCTTCTTCGATTAGTACCACCATTTTTTAAAGGATTACAAATTGCTAAATAGCCTAATGAAAATAGTTCCTCTAATTCCTTGTATTCATCCATATACTCTTCTCGTTCTATCATAAAACGTTCAGCATCACTTGAATATTCTTTATTTGTTGTGGAAGGAATCAAACTAAATGATTGAGTCATTTTTGGTAATCTATTTTTCCCAACTTTTTCTCGAACAGAACCATAGGCTGTCATAAAGGTTTCAAAATTCTTTCTTGTCGCTTTCATATCGATTTCTTCTGGATCAGGAATTTGATATTTTTCTACATCAAAAAGTACCATGTATGATTCCTCCTTTTGTGGTATAATAACTATGTCGAAAACATTACTCACAGTCGGAGCAATCCGGCTTTTTTTTATTTACTCTTATTGAAATTTCATATTTCATCATGATATAATATGGACAACTCAATTCATCTTGAGTGGTGTCATCTAGAAAACTCGACTAGAAAAAACTAGTTGAGTTTTTCTATTTATGATAAAATATTTTTATTGTGACCAATGTTTGGGGTAAAGTAACCTCACATATCACAAGCTACCACTTTTCTGGTAAAATATTCTTCTTAGTCAACCAGTGGTCGGTTGGCTTTTTTTGTTAGTTGCAAAAATCAGCTAGTTATTATAAAAAAGTTGCAATTAATTAAAAAAGTTGATTTCAAAGCTATTTAAACCCACTTATTAAACGGCTGAACCAGTGGCCAATTATTTCTGGATGTGAAATAAAATATCCGATTCCAACAATTGAGACAATCCAGCATATGCCTATAATCACACAAATAATTGTTAAAGGTGAAAATTTCTTATCTTTCATCTACAATTTCCCCCGTAATCGCTAATAGCGAACCTATTAGGGCGCTCATACTATTTTTAGTAAATACCAATTCAATTTCGTCGCTAACATTTGAACGTAAGTCTATGATTCCACGCTTAGCAATAATTTTATATTCGCCATTTTCTAATTTCTCTATTCTTAATGATTCTTCTGAAAAATTATTAACACTCTTTGCTATAACTTCTATTGCCATCTATTCTTCCTCCACCTTCACAGCAAACGGCCAATAGCGCTCATCAATTGCTTTGATTTGATTTTCTGTTAACGTATCCACATTTTCCTTACATATCGTAAAATCAATTGTTCCCGCTAAATTTAAAAAAGTATATCCTATGTTGGTCGCCCCTTTGTCTGATAATAAAACGTGATATAATGGTTCCTTCTCGACTTCGTATCCGTTAGCTAATGCATTAACAAATAAATCTCTGTTCGACTTAAACCACAAAGAAAATTCATCATCGGGCATTGAGCTTGAGAAAGAATCTGCAGAACTGATAATATCAACTTTATCAGAACCCATTCCTAAACTTTCTTCAATAAAATCATCAGCCGTTTTGGGCAATACAGCTTTTTTCGATTCTTTTAGTTGTTTTGCTAAGCTAATTGCTCTTTCAACAACATATTTAGCACCTCTAAAATAACTATAGCTATCTGTAGGAACTTCTAAGCATTCTAATTCTTCAATCAATTCTTGTTTATTCATCGCTATTCCTCCTAAATCAAGCTACCATCGATTAACAATACTTCGCCGTCTTCTTCAAGATCCTCTAAATCGTAAAAAGTCATTGATGGTTTATATTCAAAAAAACCAATAGATAGTCTGTCTGCTCGCCATTTTTGTATGATCATTCCACCTGTCCCAGAAGCTACTTCATGTGTCAACCCACTTCCAGGCCCTACGATTTTTGCAATCACTTCCCCAATTGAATTTGGCGTAAAATCTTGCTTCTTAACTTTCCGATCAGCATGTTCGTCTTGAAAATATTCGTGAAACCAATCGAAAGTTAAATCTTTTTCTATTTCTAAAAATTTGTTAAACACGATTTCTCGTTTATCGCGACTTAGTAATATATTCATGAGCGCTTCTGGCGCTTTGTAGGCATCATCAACACCTAGCAATTCATTTATTTTTTCTGTTGTTAGTTTCATCGTTTTTAAAGGAGCAAAAAGCTTTTTATGCGGCCGCAAACTCCACTCCTTTCTATTTATTTTTTCTCTAGAACCTTTTTAAATATGTCATCCACTAATTTTTCTGGAATATTTGATCGTTCATTATAGCTTTTGGAAAAATTCCCCCAAGCAATTTCTTGTTTAATAACTTTATTTTTCAATCCCAAATGGATATTACTAGCAAATTTCGTGGGCTTCTGTAATGGATAATCATAATTGTTATACCTGGTTAAATTTTTAAATGGCAGTTTAAAATTCAAGACATCTTCAATGTATTCCCAAATTTTACCATTAGCCGGGTTCTCAATAATGAAATATCTGGGTTGGTACTTTTTTATAATTTTTATAGTATTAAAAACCGTTAACTC